CGCCGGACTCACGTTGCTGACGATCTTGATTCTCTCCGGAGGCGCGATAACAGTCTCCGGCAGTATCGCCGGACTTACGCTGCTGACATCCTTGTATCTCTATGGAAGCGCGATTACAGTCTCAGGCAGTATCGCGGGCCTTACGCTGCTGACATACTTGTATCTCGACGGAAGCGCGATTACAGTCTCAGGCAGTATCGCGGGCCTCACGCTGCTGACAACTTTGGCTCTCTCCGGAGGCGCGATAACAGTCTCCGGCAGTATCGCGGGCCTTACATTGCTGGCATACTTGCGTCTCGGCGGAAGCGCGATAACGATAACATACAACGAGGCAAGTGGGCGAAGCTGGCCCAGCGCGTTGTCGCGTATTTACGTAGATGTTTACAGTTTCACGTCTGCGATGGTAGATTCTATGTTGATAGATGTAGACAACTCTATTTCTGGCGTGGTGACTACGCAGCCGATATACCTAGCTGGTAATTGCGCTGCTCACACTTCCGCCTCGGATGCAGCCATTGCGTCGCTGCAAGCAAAAGGCAACACGGTAACGGTAAAATCATGAAAACTATAACTAGCGGGAAGGTCGATACGGTCACGGACAAATACATAGTGATTGTCGGAGACGATGGAGTAATCACGAACGACGTGACCGAGCTTTGCACAGGCGAAATCCATGTTGGGGCGTCGTCAACCGTGTATGTATTTGACACTTTACCGGAACTAGAGGAGTTTGTAAACAACCAAGGAACAAAATGACAATCTGGCATATTCTCGGATTCTTATCGGCTCTTTTTGCCGCCGTAGTTGGCGGCATGGCAACAGCCAAGTTCGCGATCATATTTAAGATCATGGACTGGCTTCAGGTCAAACTTGCACGTGGTGTGGCCCACGTTTACAAGGAAGCCGAAAAAGAGATCACATCCGTCACGAAGTAGGCTCATCGGGCGGTCATCTCATAGTTTACTCATAGTTTTGTGATAATTATGGATCGACCGCCTCATTCAGCCCATGTTTAAAATTTTAGGCAAAAAAACTTTAAACAATGTAGTTTCGTTTAAAATAGTCCTGCATTGGTTTTTAGCTCAATGGACTACACAATTGCAAAACATTAATAATCATCAACATGCAAAAGCTGTGTTAATGAAAACCAAAGATTCATTGGTTTATTTGGCGCTGATTCTTCTAACCGCCGGTTGCCAGACGGACCAGCCCGCGCCCGTCGTGGACCTAGCGCCACTGACAACGCAGATCGGACGGCTATCAACGGCGAACTCCGATCTGAGCGCGGCGAATGCGCACCTGACGCAGACGAATGCGGAGTTAAACGCGGCGAACGAGCACCTGAAGGCAGTGCTTCGCGCCGACGCCGATGCTGGGACAGCCGCGAATACCAAAGGATGGCTTCCATTTGAGAAATACGTATGGGGTCATCAGATCGCTCTACTGCCCGGCGCACCCGACAAGGATACGACCGATAAATGGACAGAAGCATCGGGACTCTACGCCAAGGGTGGCGAAGCTGCCATGCTGGGCGTCATCAACGATCTTACGACGCAGGCCGGTCAACTAAACACGAAGATGGGCGAACTGACCAAGGCCGCACAGGTTGCGCAGGCCGAACGAGACAAGGCGCAGGATGCCGCCGACAAGGCCCTCCAGCAGGCCAAGGATGCCACAGCGACCCTTGCGGCAGCCGTTGCCAAGGCCAAGGCAGACGAAGCAGCGCGACTGGCCGCCGAGACCCGAGCATGGCAGGTTAAAGTCGTAAGCTGGACTGGCGGCATTCTGTTCATCGCGACAATCGCACTGGCCGCTTGTTGCTTCCTGCTTCCCGTCGCAGTCACGATTTTCAAGAAAGCTGCATTCGTCGCCGGTATGGGTTGCGCCGCGTGTTTCGCGATGGCGCGGTTCCTATCCTCGCCGTGGTTCGATATAGCGTGGAAGGTCACGGCTGGAGCACTGATTGTCGCAGGCATAGGATGGGCGGCGTGGGAGCTTCGACAGGCGATCAAGCGCAGTCAAGTTGCGAAGGTAACTGCGGCAAATGAACTGGCCGTCAAGCCGATCATCACAACGCTCGATACGGCCTATGACGCAGCCGACGCCGAACATCAGGCGTGGATGGATGCGCAGATTTTCGAGGTGTTGGGCAAGGAGGGCGCGCAGTACTCCGCCGCGATTCACGAAATAAAAGCGTCGATCACACTTGAAAAAACACTCAAGACGTGAAATATTTTGCTATGGCCGACCGCAATCCAGTTTTGACACCGCGCGAGCAGTTCAAATACAATAGGGGTGTTGTAGTACGTGCTGGTAAAGGTGCGTGGATGGGGGTTACTGGATGCGGTCGAGCCATTTTGCAAATGATCTTAAACAAAAAAACTACACTTTGAATTTGTACGTGGAGTAGTCAAGGGCACGGTTGATTGTTAGGTCGGAGTGAAATAGTGTTCACTCCGACCCTTTTTTTGTTGCATCTTTAAGCTAGGCAGTATTTACCTAGTGATCAGGGGCGCACATATGGGGTTAGAACACAGGACTTTCGGATATGAAATAAAGGCCTTGAGCGATGACGGCACGTTCGAGGGGTATGCCGAAATCTTTGGAAATGTCGATTCGGTTGGTGATATTGCCCGAAAGGGTTGCTTCGCAAAAACACTCGCTGAACACAAGGGCATAGTTCCAGTCCTGAATATTCACGGACATCAAGTTGGTCTAGGCCTTGAAGCCCATGAAGATGACATTGGTCTCTATGTTAAAGGAGAAATAAACCTTCTTGTACAAGAGGGAAGAGAAGCCCATGCTTTGGCAAAACAACAGTTTTCGCATGGTGCAAAAATGGGACTTTCAATCGGATACTATGCGATTGACTTTTCATATGATACAAATGGCGTTAGAACTCTCAAATCAGTTGATTTGATCGAGTATTCTCTTACGCCGTTCCCTGCCAATAAGCTGGCGGGCATTACCAGCATCAAGTCGCTACTTGAAGGCAAGAACGAGTTGGAGATTGCGCACAAGAAGCGCGAGATTGAAGATTTTCTACGGGGTGCGGGATGTTCCTCGAAACAGGCGAAGTCAGCAGTATCCGCAATCTTCGGTGATGAAGATGAAGCCAAGGATGCAGCCGACCAAGCAGAACTCAAGATGATGCTGAAGAGGCTCATCGAAACAACGTAGTAAACGAAAGGTACATCCAAAATGGACAAGGAAGTTAAAGACCTCCTCGATCAGATTCAGCAGACGAATGCTGAACGCACGAAAATCTTCGACAAGCAGGCCGAAGAGATTAAAACGCAGGGCCGCATCGCGGTCGAGACCAAGACTGCAATCGATCAGGTTGCGAAAGATATGACCGCGCAGTCTGAAAAGCTCGAAGCGAAGATGCGGGCTTATGAACAGGCCGTTGCCGTCGGCAACGTTCAGGCGCTTGCCGCTACCGAAACAAAGGAAGGCAAGATGCTTCGTCGTATCGGCGAGGCCTTCCAGAAGGGCCTGTTCCGTCAGGATGGTTCCGCGCTCGAACGCAAGGATTACGCGCTCGAAGCCGACAACACATATGGCGGCTTTCTCGTGCCACAGGAATATGGGCCGCTGTTCCAGAAGGTTTTGCTGGAATTCTCGCCAATGCGCAAACTTTGCTCGGTCATCTCGACCAACTCTCCTGAATGGCACGCGCCGAATTACCAGCCCGGTAATTATCGGTCAAATGTCGCATGGAAGAACGAGCGCCACGCAAATCCGACGCCGCAGCTGCCGGTTAAGTTCGGCCAGCTTACGATTATGGTGAATCCCGTCTCGGCATTCGCTGCCGCGACCCGAGACATCATCAACGATAGCCCGGAGAACGTAGCCGGCATTATTACCGGCATGGCCGCTGACGACATCTCCAAGTCCGAAGCTGACAACTTCATTGGATCAATTCCGTCGCTTGGAGACGGTAACGGTGATGGCAAGCCGATGGGATTCCTGCTGGACCCGACCATTGTTGCCAATTACATTCCGTCTGGTGCATCTGGCGCGTTCCTGTCCCCCGACGCAACGCATCTCAATCAGGCCATCGTACCATTTAACAAAATGGTGGCTGGAATCAAGCGGGAATATCTCACCGGCGGCGCTCCGTGCTGGACAATGACGAGGACGACATACGGCCAGCTTCTCAGCATCGCCGATATGTTTGGCCATTCGCTCATCAAGCCCGACTTCTCGGCTGGCGTTTATACGCAGATTCTGAATGGCTTCCCGATTGAGATTGACGCACATATGCCGGAAACGGCAGCCGATTCGTATTCGATTGCCTTTGGCAACTTCAAATATGGATACCAGATCGTCGATCATCGTATGAACTCCATCGACCAGCTTCCGCTGGGTTACAATCAAGACCCTGATTCGATCTACTTCTACCTGCGCAGGCGCGTGGGCGGTGCAGTTCGTAATCCCGAAGCCATCCGCGTGATGAAGTTCGCCACCACCTAACCAAGAAAGACATCAATTAAATGAACAAAGACTTGTATCACGATATTTCCGCTCTGGCCGTTGAGGCCGGAACGTGGAATTACGCAACGTGGTCGGGCACGGCGGCGGCAGTTGCTCCCGCTTACATCGACCTTCAGGGTTACAATGCGGGTGCGCTTCTGACACTCAGCATGAACGTCGGCATCACTTCATCCGATTCGACCGGTCAGATTACGATTCCGTTTGTCATTCAGGAATCGGATGACCATTCGACGTGGACGGCGGCGGACGCAATCTCGGTTGTTCCCTATGCCGATACCGCGACTGGCATCACTGTCACGAACGTTGGCATCACTGTCGCCACTCCGACCGTTCTTGCCATTCAGTATATCGGCAAGAAACGCTACATCAGGCTCTACGCGGCTGCGTCTGGCGTCGTTGTTCCGTCTTCAAGCGGCAGCACCTCGTCCATCGCATACGTCCTGACGGCCCTGAAATACCAGCCCTACCAGAAGGGCGAGACCTACACGGGGTACCCGAATCAGCTCTAACCGCATTACCTCGCTAAAATGACACTTGATGCAATAAACGTTATCATTGGAGTAACTACAATAGTCGGCTCAATTCTTGGGTCGTATTATGGCGTCAAGATTTCCAACGCGAGGTTGGAAGAGCGCCACAACGCTCTTTCGGAAAGAACGGCTAGACTTGAAATCGATAACGGAAAGCATTTTGAGGTTGAAGGCGACCTCAAGCTCTCCGTGGCAAGACTAGAGGCCGCAAGGCACTCCAATCAAAGAGGATAATACCGATGGGGGACCTCGATCTTACAATCAAGCAAACCGGATTCTCAAATGAGCTTCCGGCTCCGCTCGCTGCGCTGAAGCTATTCATTCGACAGGATTCGTCCATTGGGACGCTTGAAGATGAATTGCTGACAGACTTTGAGCTTGCTGCGATTCGTTTGATCGAGTCCTCCATCGGGTATCCGCTTGTGGCGTCAGAAATGACAGCAACATTTGATCTTCCCTATGATCCGGGCGTCAGCCACGCAACATGGATGACGCAATGGACATGGCGGCAGCAATTCATCCCATACTACCCGTTCATGTCGAACGGAGAGACAGAACGGCATCTGCGCTTGCGCGGGCCGGTCTATTACGCACCTGATGCGCCGGGAGTCATTACTTCAGTCACGCTTTACGACACAGACAATACTCCTACTGTCATTCCTGCTGGAACAGGATATGAGATGCTTGGTGAGGCTAAGAATGTTCTTGTATTCATCGACCCCAGCATCGTGAATGTTGCGCTCCGGCACATCTCCGCAATGATCATCAAATACAACGCAGGATGGGCAATCGACCAGATACCACGCGACATTGTAATGGCGGTTAAGCAGACCGTGGCAGACTGGTATGATAACCGCGCCCGCGTCGGATCGCTCCCTGCTTCGGTAATGGAAATCATTCATCGGTATTCGCAGAACCTACTTTCCTGATGGGCTATTCAAAGACAATCGATATTGGAATGATGCGCAAACGCTGCCAGATTGAGCGGCGCAAGGAAATCCCCGACTCTGATGTAGGGACTACCAAGATCGTTACAAAATTGGGAACGATATGGGCCGAGCTTGAAGAAGTCCCCGGAAGCAGATTCTACAAGGGCATTCCGATCAAGGACGGAACAACCCACATAATGACCTGCCGGTTCAACAATACCATTACGCCGGATGAAACCTATGTGCTTTACAACACTCGCACATTCCGAGTCCGATCACGGGTGGACTTCGATGCGATGATGCACCGTTACTTGATGCTCGAACTGGAAGAAATCAAGAAATGAGCGACAGCCTAACAGTCACAATACAGCCGAATCTGCCTAACACGGTTGATCGTTCGATAAACAGGCTCATCAAGCGTCAGGAAGCCTTCGTAAACGAACTTACAAGCTTCGGTCGAAGGAATCTACGCGGAACGCTAAATCGTGCACCAAAAAACATTGTATCCGCGCCGGGTGAACCACCGATTCGGAAAAGCGGGAACTTCAATCGTTCTATCGAAATCCACTCGGCGCACGGCTTTGGGAATATCACCGTTGGATCGGTTGGGCCAACTATATTTTACGCTCCATTTCTTGAATATGGGACAAGACGAATGGCGGCGCGCCCATGGGCAAACGTTACGGCGGATAATATTACTCGACATGTTCAAGAGGCAGCACAGACTGCATTTGCATCATGAGCCTGCAAGACTTGGGACTTTTAACCCCTACGCAAATCATCTCCCGCTTGCGCACGCTTGCGGCGACACTTTATCCAACGCTTGGAAGCCGAATCTACGGCGCGGCGAATTACGACAAGGCGGATGATTGGTCAAGGGTGGAAGTCCCTTCGCTGGTTGTCATGCAGGCCGATAATTCTGGCGAACGCTATCCGTCAGACCAATCGGAACAGACCGGAACACAGCAACGCCTGACGCGGAGATTCGACATTTTGCTTACGCTTGAGAACTCCGACAAGCGAGGACAGGAAGCCGACTCAACTGCAGTCGCCTATGCGCAATTCCTGATTCAGGCACTCGTAGGCTGGTCAAATGATGAAAACGGATTCTGCATCGCCTATGAAGGCGACGACCTCTATAAGGCGGATAAATCGCGGTACATGCGCGTTTTTCACTTTTCGCAACGTGTCACATTTGATAGTAATGAAGTCTCTTGGGGAGATATTGGTGATGTTTCTTCACTGCCATGGTTAGAAACTATCGGATATACGCTTGACAATCTATCCGAACAGGACATCACTATTGAAACAGGGGAATAAAACAGAAACAGGGAGAAAACAAATATGAGCGGATTGAGTTCAAACTTTCTCGTGCATGGCGTTTACATCACGATTGACAACAGCAAGGCCAATGCTGGCGGTGTGGAGAATTTCCGAACGCTTCTGTTTGGTCAGAAGCTTTCCGCTGGAACGGCAACTGACAATGTTCCGATTCAAGTATTCAGCGGAGAGCAGGCCGGCTATTTTGGCGTAGGATCAAACCTTGCCGAAATGCTCGATCAGATATTTCTTCAGAATGCTTACGGCGAAGTCTGGGTATGCCCCGTTGAGGATGCTTCTGCGGGAACTCAGGCCGCTTGGACGCTTACGGTTACTGGGCCTGCAACGGCTTCTGGTACGATCTATTTCTATTGCAACGGCGACGTTTACCCGATTGGCGTATCTACTGGAGACACGGTTTCTACGATCCTGACTGCCATTCAGACGATGATTGCGGCGCATCCCGAGCTTCCGATTACTGCTGGCACGCCGGAATCTACGACGATTACCATTACCGCGAAGCACAAAGGCACGATTGGCAACCAGATTCAGATTGGTTTCAATCAGGTTACTGGCAACAAGTTTCCGAAGGGCGTTGCGGTCACTAAGGCCTCAACGAACTCCGGTGCAACCGATCCTACCACGATTCAGACGGCTATCGCAGCTATCCCTGACACAAGTTTCGATCTCTGGCTTTTCCCGTGGAGCGATTCTACTACCATCGGATATTTCACGACAGAACTTTCTGGACGTTGGAGCAATCTTTCGCAGCTTTACGGCGTCAGCCTTACGCAGGCATACGGTTCTGCTTCTACGGTAGAAGCTACTGGCTCCGGCCTGAACTCTCAGTATGTGGCGGTTCTGGACACTGGAACGAATCCGGTTTCCGCTCCATATCAGGAAATCGCGAATGCGGCTGGAATTATAGCTCCTTCGCTAGAAGATGATCCCGCTCTTACGCTGCAAACGCTTCCCTTGACCGGAATCATAGGTGATGGCGAATCTACGCGGCGCACCATTGCACAGAATCAGTCGATCCTTTCCGCTGGCGTTTCCACATTGTCAATTGATCGCGCTGGCGACGTATCCATCGGGCGCATGGTGACAACCTATAAGACCAATTCGAGCGGCGTCATCGACCACTCGTATCAGGATTTGACCACGATGTTCCTGTTGGCTTACCTAAGCAAGAGCCTTCGCTCATTCTGCGCCACAACTTACGCGCGGTGCAAACTGGCCAATGATGGCTGGGCGGGCGCTCCCGGGCAGAAAGTTGCAACGCCGAGTTCCATTAAAGCTGACCTTGTTACATGGATGCGACAGGAGGAATACCTTGGACATCTCGAAGCGATCACGGATGATGTTATCACAAATACAACCGTCACTCGTGATTCGACGAATCGCAACATGGTTCATGCGATACTTGCACCGAATCTTATCAACAATCTTATCACGCTGGATGCTACCATCCAGTTTGTCCTCTAACGATAAAGAAAGGGAAAGACAATGGCACAAGTTTACGGCGTATTCACTTTTACAATCTCGGGAAGCAATTACAGTGTTGTAGGAACTGTCGAAGTAACTCCTGCTGCATTTGTTCGCGAAGCGATTGTAGCAATCAATACCACAGAGCCTTCTTTTTCTGAAAAGGTTGTTCAGGCCAGTATTACAGGAACAATTTTGAAACCTAAAGAAGTTAAGGCGATAGACATTCTTCAGCTGGCCGATGTCACCGTTAAGTTCAAGAACGGAAGCACGGGAAAAATGTTTACGCTTGCAAACGCAAGCCAAGTCGGAGACGGAAAATACAATCCATACAACGGCGAGCTTCCGATTAATTTCGTCGGCTTAACAATGGACGAAGTCGGATAGACCTAACCCAATAAAACATGAGAATCACAGAAGTTGAAATCTCGGAAGACTCGAAAGAAGCAACCGGTATCGCGGTTGTAACGCTTCGCTGTCCTCCAGTTAAGGCGCTTAAACGCCTTCCCATCTCAATCTTGCAGCCAACCACTGACTCGATTGATCGCATAAAGGTATCCGACATGCTTGACGTGATCGCGCCATGCCTTGATTCGACCGTTTCAATTGAGGTTATCGCATTGATGTTTCTGCCGGACATTCAGAATCTGTACAGTGAAGCGATCCTTTTTTCCTTTGCCAGTGGGGGAATGCCCAAGACAAAACGAAATTGGACACCTGCTGGCATGGAGACGACGACGGAGAAAACCGAGAAATCGGAAGCCTCTTTGACCGACTCCAAGAATGCCGACAAGTAATCATTCTATCGCTGGGGTCTCACTTGTATTGGCAACCAAGTGAAATTGACGAACTTCCAATAGATGAAGCTCTTTGGTATCTTGACAGGCTGAAAGAAAGAGAAGATAAAGGACGGAGTTAAAACCGTCCTTTTCTTTGTACCGCCATGGGAAACGCGAAAGTCCAGATCAACATTCAGGCAAAGAGCAACCTTGCGGAAGTGCTCAGCGCATCGACGAAAGCGGCTAACGGGACTTACGCGGCTTTGAAGCGTCTGAATGGCGTGAAGCTCCCAAACTTCGGGAAAAGCATTGCGGACTCGCTAAAATCGGCTGCCGCACCGGCGAAGCAACTTTCATCGAACTATCAGAAGGCAGAACGTCACGCCAAGGGCCTATACGATGCCACGAAGGCAATGGGACGTTTGAAGCGCCCCGTGTGGCAGACTCAAGTTCCAGCGTCTCCTATGGTCGTCCAGACAAGCGGCAGGGGCATGTCCAAGGAAAGCCTGAAGCTTGCTGAAGATTATGAAGTTCGGAAGGCGCTTTGGCGGCAGGCGCAGAAAAAAGAGGCCGACGAAGCCAAACATAAGAAGGCAATGGAGAGGGCCGAAAAGGAACGGGAAAAAGCTCGCGCGAAGGCTGCAAAAGAACAAGGCGGTCGCTGGAAGCAGTTTTCCAGCAGCATCTATCGCGTTCAAAGCCTTATGGATCGCATTGCATTCTTTGGCTCCGTTGCGCTTAATCAGATGGCCTTTCCGCTCTTTGGGGGAATAAAGGGCTTTGCGCAGCAATCGTTCAACACGATTGGCGATATGCGGCGCATGTCAATGCAACTCGGGATGACGGCTGGACAGATCAGCAACTTCCAGCGCATTATTCAGGAACAGGGAGGAACTCAGGAAGATGCCAACGAGGCATTGATGACTTTCAATGAAAGAATGCGTAAAGCGGGAACTGGCGAAGGTGTTCCATTTCTTACTCTGTTGGGAAGATTGAACTTCCAGAAACAAACAGGCGGACTTAAAGACACAGCTTCTTTTTTGCAAGAATGGTTAACGGAATTTGGCAAGAAGATGGCCGAGCCGGGAGATGAGACACAAAAAAGGCACTGGGCTGCACAATATACCCAGTTTCTTTTCGGTCGCGGCGGAGAATACCTTTACACCGGCATTCGCAAGCCCGGAGATTACGCGGCTGACATGGCGAGGGAATCATATGCGCCGACAGAAGGGCAAGCCGATGCATGGAAATCTATTACAAGCCAGATGACCGATGTGAAACTCCAACTCATGCAGAAAGGATATGAGTTCGTCGAGAGAAACAAGGAATTCATTTCCGACACAATTAATCAGTCGATGGCGCTTGCCAATACGATCCTCGGTATTCTTCAACTGCCGGGAGTTCTTCCACTTCTGAAATGGTCAATAGTTGGAATAGGCTCTGCGATAGGGATTGGATCAATAGTTGCGCTGGTTACTAATTTTGGACTGGCGATCAAGGTTCTTGCACTTGCGCTAAAAGGTGGAGGATTCATGAATTTCGTAAAGGCAATGATTGGATTATCTCCAAGCGTTGTACAGTCAACTGCTACGAAAGCATTTGTCACCGGAGCCGCAAAAACTGCCGCGGGAAGCGCCGCAGGTGGAGTTGCCGCAAGCGCGGCAGGCGGAGCTGGTGGCGCTGCGACAGTAGCCGGAAGAAGCTGGCTTGCGCGTAGTGGTGCATGGATCATTAACAGCACAAGGGAATTCGTTGGAGGAGTTTACAAGAAATCTCTGGAAAACATTCCCAAAATATTTCAAAAGGAACTCACTTCTCCAAGCCTTGCAAGAATGATCGGAGGGCCAGTTTCTTTGGCCGTTCAGTCACTTTTAATGCCAACAAACAAAGGGCCGACAGAAGGTTCCGACATATGGAATGTTGAAATTGGTAATGCGCTTGGAGAACAAATAAACGCAACAAACAAACGCTTTGGAAACAAACCGCTCAGTGAGGAAGAAAAATGGCGGCATGATCCAGCAAACATTGGAAGCACGATGAAGGATATGCGATATTGGCTTGAGTCGCATTCTTCCTCTTCAAAATCATCGCAAAACAATTCCCTGAAACTAGATATTACCGTCCATAACGACACCGGAAACAAAGTGGACGCCAAGGTTAACGGGGGCAAGGCAGACGGCGTTACCCTTCGGACGAATCTCTATAATCACATCCCCGTCGGACTCGGAGAAGCACCTCTTTACGCTTAGAACGCATCATGGCACTCGATTACAGTAAAACAGCTTACATTAGAGGAGAAACTGGCTATCACACTGTCACGGGGTTAAGTCATAATGGGATTTCAGCGAACGGAAGTAATAACGGAAGCATTATTGCAGCATCACGTGAGGCTACCGCCTATTTTAATTTTGAGCGCCATTCAATAGTATTCGGTCGATCCGTGGCGACATGGGAAATTGCCCCTACCGATCCCGTGAACAACGCGAAAAGTGAGGCAAGGGCAGTGGCAGAACTCAAGATGACGCAATATGCCAACCGCGTCTATGACATCGCGCCCAAGTTGGAGACCATTACCCTGACTGCTTTTTTTGCTCGTGACGACTTGCCATACAATCGTGATACGTTCATGGAATTGATCCGCGGACCTTTTCAGTTTGGCTGGCAAGGAAAACTCAAGCTGAAACTGCCCGACTTTGACGAAATTACTGTCATGGCTGGAGCATTTGAGCTTACGGCTGACCGCGAACATCGAAACTTGGAGTATTGCAGTGGCACATTCTACGTAGTGCCAGAAGATGGAGCGGTAGGAGTAACAGGAGGATTAAACGCACTCATCGACACAATTGGAAACCTGATAACTACACTTCCCGATTCAGTCATAAATAAATCGCTGTTATCAGTAACTGAAGCATTGAACCCATTTAGAGTTTCTACCGGGAATGGATATTATACAGTAACTCCAACACCTGTTAAGGAATCTACTCAGACTGTATTACAGAAAATACAATCTCAATTTTCGAGTATAATTTCACAGATTCAGGCTGTCGAAGACGATATAACAACACCTGTCGCGGAACTTGCGGCAATAGTAAAAGCATTTACTGATGGCGTTGATGCTCTAATAAATACGCCCAGCCAACTATTCAACAGTCTTTACAGTTCATGCTCGTTGATGATTTCTTCGGTAGAGGGAATTGGAAGCCAGATAGAGTCTCAATATGCAATACTCGATGGCATCCTTACTGGGTTTGAGACAATGGCGACAGGAACGGACACGGAAAACGCCAAAAAGGCCTATGCGGGCATTATTGAGACATCAACGGACGCTTTTGCTCTGACAAACATCGGAAGCCTCTACACGACTTACAGCTTTCCAACGCAGTCCGATGCGCTGGCAGCAATTACAAGATACAGAACCTATTCAGATGATTTGCTTGCGAAATTGGAATACGACGGCATGCCGGATATTTCAGATGAAATCAGGGAACTGACAGGACTTGTCATAAAATACCTGATGGAAGAAGCGGCAAATCTTCCAAGCATAAAACAAATCACAGTTCCTGATCAGATTCCAGTAATTGCCACATGCTACGAACAATACGGCGATATTTCTGACGATCATATTGACGACATTATTTCCCGTAACAACGTACAGAATGCCAATTTCCCGCCGCGTGAACTGAACATTCTGAAATCGCTATGAAGATCATCGTCAACGGCAAGGACACGTCCTACTTCGGGCAGATTCTGATTCAGGCGTGTGTGAAATCGCTCGTCGATATGGCCGTGCTGACGTTTCAGAACAGCGCGCAGGCACGAAACACATTCACACCCGGCGCGAAATGTTCCATTTCTTCCGATGATGGAGCCGTTAACTACATCACCGGAATTGTTGAATGCGCAAACCCAAAAGCCGATGGAACGATGGTCGTTACCGTGATGGATTCCCTCTGGCCCGCCTTGAAATATACAGCACAGGGGAAACTTGAGTTCGCAAATACGACAACTCGCAACCTGATTTCTCAGCTTCTTTCCCCATTTTCAATCACTGCCACGGGATCGGCTGGCGTTCTCCACAAGAAGGCCATTCTCAACGCGGATGAGCTTCTCATGGACGCAATCTATCGCTATGCGGATCGGGCAGGCGTGTTTGTAATGGCAAACGAATCTGGACAGGCGGAACTTCGCACAATCGGAGACGATTCAGGCATTACACTTGATCAGAAGACGAATATTTTTGAATGGGATCGTGAATGGCATTACATGCCGCCGAATACTCGCATCCTGACGACAGAATCCAACGATTTTGATGCTTACGCGCAGGCAAGCGGGACATCATCCTATTTTGAGGCCCAAATAGTTGCTGGCGCACTCTCGATGGAAGAGGCCGCGAACCGTGCAAAGATCATAAACTGGCGCGTGCGTGGCAACAATGATTGTCTGACGGCGAAGGTTGATCCGAGAATCAGTCTCCTTCCGGGTAAGGCCGTGAATGTTCAATGCGTCAGCGCGGGAATCACAGAAACGCGCATAGTACGACAATTGACTATTTTGATGGACGCAAGAACAAAAACAATTGAGAAAACCTTGGAGCTGGTTCCGACATTATGAGCGACTTCATCACGAGATTTCTTGCATCGAAGATCAACAACTTGCTGGCGCGTGGCGTTGCGAAGTTGCTGGAAAGTTCTGGAAATTGGCAATTGACGCTTCTGAATGGCGAAACCATCTCTGGAATTGAGCACCCGCAGGAGTTTGGAATGGCATCAAAAGCGCCCAATGGTGGAGGAGTGATCGCTATTTCAATTGGTGGGCAACGCGAAAACACCATCGCTGTTACCGTTTCCAACACTACTGGAATGCCGACTGTTTCTCAGGGGCAGACAGCCATACATGACGCGCACGGCAGTTACCTTCTGTTGGACAATGCAGGCACTATTCATATTTATTCTGATAATGGCATAATTGTGCATGGAAATGTATCTGATCTGCAAGGGACAGCGCAGACAATGGAAGCTATGAGGTTGATTTTTAACGCACACGTCCATACAACCGTTACAGGCACCACTTCAGCTCCTACAACCACGATGTAACATGGACATATCCTTTCTACCGAATGCCAACAGCACAAGCATTTCTGTTCTCGACGTAGCAGTTGAAAATGGAGACATAAAAGTCGGTGATTCGCTCAAGACTGCCGTATTGATGTCTCTTTTCTCTGACTCACGTTCTCAGGGAGGAACAGGCGGCTGGTGGGGCGATGCATTGGACGGATACTCCTACGGTTCGCAGCTCTGGACGCTACGCGGATGCAAATTGACAAAAGACAATCTAAACCTGATTCAGAAATACGCCAAAAACGCATTGGAGTGGCTAATTTCTGACGGTATTGCATCCGCAGTGAACGTGACGGCCTCGCGCGAAGGTATTGACAGGGTATCACTCTCCGTTACGATCCAAAGACCAAGCGGAATGGCGCAAACTTACAAGTATTACACGATTTGGAGTGAACTATGAGTTATACGATTCCTACACTTTCGACACTAAAATCACGCGCTCTTTCGGACATTACCGGGAGAGTGACAAGCCTGTCAGCGATACTTAAAAATTCCCTTGTAAATGCCCTTGCTACGGCAATGGCAGGATTGAACTATGGACTTTACAAATACATTGGATGGGCAAGCCGTCAGGCATTTCCCGATACGGCAGAAATGCAATACCTAGAACGCTGGGGGAGCATAAGGGGAATTGCACGCGTTACAGCGACATACGCAAGTGGTCTTGTGACGATTACGGGCACGTCCGGCGCGTCATTGCCATCTGGATCGGTTCTTGTTTCTACGGCGGGTCTAAGATACGACACAAAAAGCGCGATGACGCTTTCTGGCACATCAGGAACGGTTACAGTAACTGCTGAAATAGCAGGTAGTGACTATACCCTTGCGAATGGATCATCCCTGACTCTGGAAAGCTCATATACTGGTATTGATTCAACCGCTACCGTAACATCAGGGTCTGAATTGGCAACTACCGGTACCGACGCAGAAACAGACACATCTCTTCGTAAGCGTGTCGTTTCCGCATTCGCATACATTCCGCGTGGTGGAACTATTAACGATTACAAAAACTGGGCTGCTACTGCTTGCACCGCACTGACGCGCTCATGGGTGTTTTGCGTTCAAAACGATGACTTGATGACTGTAGGAGATGTAAAGCTTTACTTTATGTGCGATACATCTTCGGCGCAAACAGCACCGACTGATGCACAAGTTAATGCTGTTACAAGTTACACTCAAGGAGTAATGCCTGCGGGAACTGCATTCACCGCCTATGCTCCACCTACAACCGCATTGGATATTACCGTCGCCATTTATCCTAACACATCTGACATTCAGGCTTCATGTACTACGGAAGTGGCAAACATGCTTCTTGAAAAGGCAGTCCCGAACGGTACGATCTATCTTTCCGACATCACGGCGGCTTTCAATCGTGTTTCCTCTCTTACTCGGTTCAGCGTTACCAGTCCGACGACAGATCAGACCTTTGCGTCATACACATTACCAGTTCCCGGGACAATCACGTTCAGCACGATGAGCTAAAGTCATGTCAGACACGATTACAAGCAACATCCCAACTGGAGTAAGCGACTATTCAGCCGCTCTTCTGCGACTGTTGCCCAAGGGTTCCATCTGGCCGACGATCACGGACTACAACAGCAATATTTTTGTGCGACTTCTGGCCGGTCTTGCGGATGAACCGGAACGTGTCGACACAGTTATCCAGCAAATATTTCTTGAAGCGATTTTCCCTGACTCAACCGATACAACATTTTTGACGGACTGGGAAACGCTTTTGGGCCTTCCGCTTGTCGCAAATACAAAATCGGACGACGATCGCCGAAAAATGGTGCTTGCGATGCTTAACCTATCGCCACTTTCAAACGAAGATTTCTTTACTGGCCTTGCGAATCTTTGCGGATATACCATTAACATAACATATGGAACCGATTATTACGCGCGATTTGAGGTGAGTGACGCAAGCGCTCATGAAGAAGGAAAACTTGACTCCATGGGCCAACAGATCATGGTAGGCGAAGCCGGTAATGTTTTGACATGGGAAGTCCATGTAACCGCCATGCCTGACGGTGGTTCTTTTGAGGAAATAACTGCAATAATTCAAAAATATCAACCATGTTATTGCGCAGTCAGCTTTACGGACGAAACCTAAAAGGAGAAAAACATCATGTTCCCGATTGATACAACTGCCGGACAAACATCTTCATCGCTTCCGGCTTATGGCAGCGCCGGAACTGCTGCATATTTTCAGGATACTGGCTCTGCCGGTGGAACCGTTTTGCCCGCATGGTGGGCAAATATGATGCAACAGGAATTGAAAAATCTTGTTACCTTGGCTGGATTGACGCTCTCAAAAAGTGACGACACGCAGGTTTATCAGTCTATTGCATCAATGGTTGCGGCAGCAATCACAGAAGCAACGGCATCACTTAAGCCGCAGCAATATGCCGTCGGGGACATCTTCGTTACCACACGCACCGGGAATCCGGCCACAATGTCAGATATTGGATACGGAACGTGGGTACGCTGCGCTGAAGGCATGGTCATGGTAGGGTATAAAGCGTCCGATTCAGATTTTTCCACAGTCGGGAATACTGGCGGAGAAAAGACGCACACGCTTACTACTTCTGAGATGCCTTCACACTCGCACAACGTGCAAATTTTGGGCAATGCAACTGGTGATTCATACGTTACTATGAACGATGGTTCAGGAACTGGAAGAACATTCACGAGTACTAGCACAGGCGGCGGCGGAGCGCACAATAACATGCCGCCGTACTACGTAGTGAATTACTGGCTCAGAATATCCTAACCCATGATTTACGAATCACCACTTGTTTGGCGACCCGGACAAAGCATGAGTGCGGCTGGCGACGGAAGCAGCGTGTCAATCGACACGGCTTTCACTGACTACGCCATCAGTCTTATTGACGGCTCGGTGATCTACGCACGCCCTACATTGCAGGTCTATGTTCCAACGGTGAATTTGACGGCCCATACGATCACCATGACGGCCCCAGAAGAGGCTTTCCCGCAAGAACCGGAAGATGACGTATTCGGAGTGATGATCTACTCCCACAGTGCGTTTTATAGCTCTGGAACGGCAGTTGCGTGGGATTACACGTCATGGGACGGAACAGGATATGCCTTTACCATCGGAACAACGCTCTACATTTTCAGCGGACTATTCTGCAAGGACTACATGTTTTCTTGCGCGGGATTTGGACGCTACCTTCTTAACACAACCATGCAGACGATCACATACCCAGCCGTTGCATGGACATGGAACAATCTTTACACGCTGAATGCGAGCGTCAGTCTCGACGACATTACAAATAAAGCGGGCGGACTAGCACAGCGTGATATTTCTTCCGGCGCAGACCCAGAAACTGTGGAAAACATCGCCAACAAATCCGTTAAATGCGGTTGGTATGCATCCACAGAAAGCTCGGCATCGCTCATCTCGGCAAGGTTCCAGAGCGAAGGCGGATCACTGTCACAAATTGACAGCATAACGCCGTCGGCAACGCTCCTTTCCGTAAACATTTCGACGATCGGCAAGGCGCTTCTGATTGGCTACACATCCTATCTTGAGACGGCTGCGCTGACCGTTGGAACTACTGAAGATACATTGAGCATTACGATGGATGCGGACATCCCGAAAACATGTCAGGTTTTCACGTTTGGAGACTACGCACCGGACGAGAACGGTTCCATCTCCCTTATTCAGGCCAACATCGTAGAGAACGCGGACGGAAATGGGACATGGAATCGGATTTTCCCATGCGCGAGAATCTATGACCGAGGCCCGAACAGTTTCGGATACTTCACGGTACTGACCGACTCAATGGCCGACTCTTTCGCCGCCGTAACGCTGGCGCAGGACACGACCTTGGGGCTTTCCCACTGGCGCAATTCTGTGACCGGATTCAACATTTCCACCGATTCAGGAACGGGGTATTACGAGTTTGTCCCTGCCTCGACAGCGGACAGCAGCGTTGACGCCCTCGGAAATGCTTTGACGCCTACCGCAACATTGCGTAGGGACATCTGCGCAGTGATCGTTGAGGCCTTGGAAAACGCAGGAGTTTACTAATATGAAAAAGACATTTGATGATGGCAAAAGCCTTATTCCGGCTTTGTTTGTAAAAGAGGAACTGGAAAAGAAAATCCGCGAAACGCTTCAATCTGACCGATATTTTTATCTTTCAGATAGCAGCATTCAGTTCGCTAAATATATAAAAATCCCTGATGCAGACACAACCGGCGAAGAAATGTATGCCATTACAGCAATGGACCATTGCATTGTTGGTTATGTTCGCGCTAATTTGGATTGGTACCGTCGTCAGGCATATTGTTCTGGATTCTGCGCGTTCGGAAGTTCCCATATAGGCCCACAAATTGAGGAATATATTGATTCGCTTGTTCATCGTTTCCACGTTGTAGTATGGGACATGATTGTTGGGAATCCGATTGAACCCTTTTTCGACCGAATCCTCAAAAAATATGATGGATACTCGTTCATCCGAAAGGATCATGCCGTTCTTGAAGATGGCAAGTTCTACGACGAGAAAACCTACTACATAGTTTCACCATGGGCAAAATAAGCACAATCGGACTTGCATGCGACTGCCAGAGTGCAGAACAACCACTGGACAAGGTTCTGGGGCGGTATCCAAACACGCCTTGGTTCTGGCGCGGCTCAGACCTGAAGTTCCGTTTGTGCTTCTTTGACGGCGGGATTCTCTACGACGAGACGCTTTTGCAGTCCGTTACGCTCGAAATCAAGGAGATGGTCGACTCAGACGGCATCCTTTACTCCCCAGATCCAGATACCGCGCCGCTCATTCAAGGAACGGTTACGAGCTTCGCTGACATAGATCAGCCAGAATACGATCAGGACGACGGCGTGCAGGCGGTCATCACATTTACCGCAGCGCAAACCAATACTGTCCTGCATCACGGCTGGTTTTCGATCATCGGCACAACCAAGGCTGGCGAGGTAATCACCTTCTCGGCTGGCCGCGTGGAATGTGAAGAAGATGGGTATAAGTCGGGGCTTACTCCAAGCCCGGCCCCGGTTGGCAACCCAATTCTGTTTACGGCATCCGAAGACATTGGCGCGGGCTACGCGGTAAACATCTACCAGACCGAGGCGGGCACGTTTTCGGCGCGAAATGCAAGCACAGCAGACGGTCGCGAGCCTTCCGGATTCGTCCTTGTCGCTGTCGAGTCAGGCGACACAGCCAGCGTCTATTTCTACGGCGTAAACACGGCCTGCACCGGCCTCACGGCTGGGCCTGTGTTTCTTTCCACGACTACGGCTGGCCTGCTTACATCAACGGTCCCCACGGGGGCTGGCCTGAACTTCCAGCAGGTAGGGACGGCACTGTCTGCCACGTCATGCAACTGGTGCGTAGAGCAGGCTTTCCCAATGGCAGAGTAACCCACGGGACAAACTGATATCATGGCACGCTACTGGATAGACACGACACGGGCGGCACTGGCCGCTTACAGCGAGGTTGACAGCCTTTTCAGAGGCGCAGACATCGCATTTCCGTACGTAGCAAGCACGGAACCTACGCAGCGCATCCTTGTGCAGGCTCGGTTCTGCGACTTTGGAGCCTGCTGCACATCCAGTGACAACGCTGAAGCAGACAAGGCCACGCTTGAGTCGGCAGGCTTCACGGTCATTGACGAGGCGTCGGCAAGAGCCTTGGCTTTGGCATGGTATCCTGTTCACTCTCCGGCCATTGTTACGCAGCCCACGGGCGGCAGCTACAGTTCCGGTGCAAGCGTCACCCTGACGGTTGTTGACGACGGCACGGCGACCGAATGGCGGTGGTATCTTGGCGGCACGGCAATCGAGGGCGCAACGTCGTCAACCTATGCGTTTACAATGTCAGCTTTAATGGCGGGAAGCTACTACGTCGTGGTCAGCAACGATGTTGGAAGTGTGCAGAGCAATACAGCGTCTGTCACTACTCAGCCAGCGATTACCGAACAACCTGAAACGGTGTCTGGATACTGGGAAGATGTAAAGTCGATGACGGTATCAGCTACTGGTGGGCAGCTAGAGTATCAGTGGCAACGTAGTTCTGACAACGTGACCTTTGCAGATATTAGTGGAGCTACGGCAAGCACTCTCGCATTTGCCTCTTTGAGTCCCTCGGACGACGGTTATTACCGTTGTATTGTTTCCAACTCCGCTGGAAGCGTTACGTCAGAGGCCGTTACGGCGACGTGTGTTGTTCATCCATTTGAGACCTACATGGGTTCGTATGACAGGTACGACCAAAGGACAGATTTAGTAGCCGAACTAGACGGTTTTTATATCGGAGATGTGATCGGAGAAGGCACACACCACAAGGATGATGTTTTTGCTTGGGCCAAGGGAGTTACGATCAGAGGCTCAGCAGGGTTCAGTAACTACGCATACTACTATGTCGGGTGTTACGGGGCTAGTAACTGCTCTTTGCTTTTGGAGAACAGCACAATCTATCTAGGTTGTTTTTACATAAATGCGTACAACGATGACACAGTAAACTCAAACAACAACGCCGTAGTTGTAAAAAACTCGATAGTCTACCACCGTGTCGGAGAAACGATGATCGGATGTTTCAACAATACCGGAACACCGGAAGCTCTTACAGCAACGCTAACGCTCTCTGGTGGAACCGTATGGTATAACGGTTACAACCATGTAAGGGTCGGTGGATATGCCGGTGCTGATTCATGTTACCCGAAGGATTGTCACTTCATCGTTATAGGAAGTGGAACCGCGTTCTTAGGAGACTACGGTTGGACTGGAACTAGATACAGCACGCCTTTGTCTCTTTTTACGTTAGCAGATTCGACAGGGAACTCAGTTGATCTGCTAAACAGTGGTTTGATAAGAGTCGGTCACGTAGAAAGTGGACAGGCGAGCCATGCGATTACGACGGATTCTATCAACGACTCTTCTGACGCCGTTCAGATGGCGTTTCGCTTCGGTGGTGGATACCTAGCCTATTACGGAGACTGCACTGACCCTGACAGTGAAAGCACGATGCACTGGTCGTTAAAGACAGAAACAGACAACTACCAGATTCTCCCAACTGGCATCGTTCAAGTTCGTGACTCGGACGGAACTTGGCGTGCAGGAACGAGTAGCGATTTCACAGTTACTTATTGCACAACGGATGCCGAGGGCCTCGCTGCCACCGGTGGGCTTTATGACGGACTCGCCGGTTACACAGTAATAACAGCAGGAGCATCAATTTAACGCCATGGCAACCTACACCGAAGCAACCGCCGGGCAGATTTTAACCACTTTCTCAACTTTGACCGGCAGAATAGAACGCAAGGCCAAACACCAGCGCATGGGGTTTTGGGTGATTTTCCCCTTCATTGAACCTGCCGGTCATCACTTTACACGCCGTCCAATGCCGCAAGAATACCAGCACTCCACGAATCCACGACGCTACGCTCGGCCACTTGAGACGGCTGTCCTTGCGCCTTGGGAGCACGAGACGTGGGAGTTACCAGAAGCCACACATCGCCAGCGCGTCAAAATCCATCATCAAGCTGCCGAAGAATGTCCTGCGACCACTTGTCAAGCGGGTTCATCGGGTTAGGAGACGACTGCGCAACCGGCAGCGTTCCCGTCTCAATCCGCTTCTGCAATGCCTCCTGCCCCTTGATTATAGTATCCATCGGGTGAGCTTCAAGCGCACTATCGCCAAGGTTGACCAGCCGAAGCCAGCCGCCGCCTGAAAGCTCCGTCAGAGTCCACACAAGCGCGTCCATGCGGTCAGGCGAGTCCGCATCATCCGGCTTCCACGTAGTTTGCTCCGCCTCAAGGTCCGGGAACTCCCCAACGTGATGCACCATACCACGCTCATACATGCCCGCGATAGGCTCCGCGCGTATCCACTTGCCGCGCGTCGCATGCACCAGCTTGACGCGCACGGTCGGATCAACGCGGTGCAGGTTGCTCTCCACGAGGTCGCCGCCCTGATTGTTCTCCCCCACGATGCAGTCGGCCTGATATTCGTAATACAGCGAGACAGCCTTGCGTCCCCACTCAAGCGGGGGGTATTTGCCGCTCACGTCCGCCAGCACGTAGTAATGCGCAGGATCGCCGTCCAGCGTTCCAGCCACCACGATGCCGGTATGGTCAGACTTCTTGTTGCTCGTAACGGCAGGGTCAACGCCCACCACGATGCGCCCCAAGCGGTGCCAGTCGAACATCACGACGCGGTGCTCGTCGATCCACGCGGCTTTCCACAGCGCGCCTTCGGTGTCGGACGAGAACACGCCGAGCAGATAGCGCATCCGCTTGGCACGTGGCAGGCCTTCCAGCGAGCGCAGAAATTGCGGGGACTGATTCGCCTGATTGTCCGCCGGTGTAATTGAGCCGACGCCGAAGCGCGAGAACACATCCTTCGGCAGCTTGGCCTTGCTCTCGGGGTCAAGCCCTTGCACGTAGCGCAGGTAAGTCCAGTGCCGCACGCTCGACGGGTTTTCGTCAAGGTAGATTATGTTCCTCAATAGCGTCCCGTCTTTCAATTCGCAGCGTTGTGCAAGACGTGTCTTGAGCGTCGTAAAGGACTCGTAATCAACCTCCGAAGCCTCGTTAAAATAGATCGTGCAATACTCGTTGCCGAGGATTTTCTCGACGCGCTCACCGTCATCAAGTCCGCCGATCCACACTTCTGATCCGTTAGGCAGCGTCCAGAACCAGTCAGTCTTATTACACACTATGCCGAGGCCGGGGAAGTGATTGGCAATCACCGTCGGGATCGTCGCCTTGCCAATGCCCAGCGACCGTTTGGCGTCGATGAAGTGCTTGCGCAGGATAACATGCCGCGAACCGGCAGCTTTGAGCGCACGGATGAAAATGGTGTAGATCAGATCATACGTCTTTCCGCCGCGTGCTCCGCCGTAGATCAGATACTCGTCATATCGCTCGTCAGCAAGCAAGGGCTGGATGCGCTCCTGACCGGGGTTCCGCTCGAACTGCCACAGCTTGGGGTTTGGGCGCGTCTTGAACGTCCCGCACGGCATGAGCGGGCAATACGCAGGCTTGCCGTCCGCCGCCGCTATCCGCTCTTTAGCCCGCCGTCCCATGCAGATACTCTGTGATCGTTTGCACCGCCTCGTCAAGCGTCCGGCACACGCCAGCGTCGTATCCCTTGCCTTGCAGCGACGTAATCCACGACGCTTGCGCCTCTGATATGCGCCCCGCGTCGCCCGCCTTAAGCTCGATGAAAAGGCCGTGGAAGCGGCCACACGGCACCGCGAGGAAAATGTCGGGCACGCCGGCCTTGACGCCCTCAGCCTTGAGCATCGCCCCGGTGCGGCTGTCACGCGCCCCGCCGTTGGGGATCGCAAACATCATGGCCAGCTCGGGGTGCATGCACTGGGCAATTTTTGCCCACGTGAACAGCGCGACCTGCATGTCATGCTCGGGATGTTTAGGCTTGGAGCGAGTCCGCACGCCAATGCCGCGCAGGATGGAGGACCGTATGGAGCGTCGCGCGGTCACAGCTCCACCGCCTTGCCACGCCCCTTGATCATCAGCGCCAGTTGGACGACCGGCTGCATTGTCTCGTTACCGGCGAGCGTGTCAAGCCGCTCGGAGTCGCACGCGAGCACGCTCAGGCGCTCACCATCAGAGGCTGGCATGGGCCGGTCAAGCCCCATCTTGAGACCGTCCCAGCGGCCCCCGACAATCTCGATGGTGCTAGGCGTCATTTTCTTGCGGGATGCCGAGGGTTTGGCAAAGCACGCTGGCCTTGCGCGGATCGTGGCTTGCGGCCCGCCGCGCTCCGGCTCCGGCGTGTAGATGTACGCGGTCATGATGATGCGCTGGGCTTGCTCCGCATCGCAGCCCTTGGCCTCCACGACCGCGTAATCATGTAGCAGCTCGACGCGCACGACGTGATCGACAGTGCGGACCCGCTCGATGCGGTATCCGCCCGCGAAGCGCCTGTCCTCGACTCGCTCGACAATCTGCGTCAGTGTCCGCCCCTTGCGGCGGTGATCCGGCCTGATGGCTGCATACATCGCCCGCGCTATGGACTCCAGTGGAGAGTCCGGCTCGACCTCCACGCCGGACGTGTTGCGGTCCACTACCCTGCCCGATGCGTAGATAGTGCGGACTATCCATTCGTTGATGCCATACTTGCTCGTTGCTTGTGTTATTGTTTGCATGGATTAAATGTGCATCAAATCCGCCGTCGCGTCAACTACACAGTGCGCATATCTGCACCGATCTGGATGATGATCTGCCGCGGCCCGCCGGAGCCGAGCGACTCAAGCCCCGCGTCCTTGTGCAGGCTCCCCGCGTGCCGCTCGGGGTCTAGGTCGACCACAGCCATGCGGATCGCGCCGAGCTGCACGTACGGGTCTTCATCGCCGAGCAGCTCCCTCAGCCGATCGACGCCCGCGTCGGCTAGCCCAATGCGTTGCAGCCGACGCACCAAGTCCGCGGTCTCGCGCGGCGCGCAGAGTATCCACGCGGACCACTGGCGCGACGAAATTCCAAGCTCGCGACACATCGCCGGGGTGGACGCGGTCTCACAGTCAGCCGCGAGCTGCAACACATCCGCGATACAGTGCCCGCCGAGTAGCGGGTCCGGCTCGTACCACTCCGGCCTGTCCGTCCGCGACGGGAGATACGGGGATATATCGATCGGCTCTGCCGCCGGGGCCGGCGTAGCGGACAGCGAGGAGGCCAGCGGCCCGACGATCGGGGCGGCGAGGTCGAGATTGCGCTCCCCCTTCGGTTTCTTGCGGGCCTTTTGCATTTCGTTTGCAACTGCCGCGAGCGTACACGCCCCGCCTCGTGACGCGATCACATCCGCCCGCGCCCGCGCCATCCGCACCGCGTCCACGTCCGCGAGTGCCTGCCGGGCCGTGTCGTCGATTACCCCGTCCACCAAGCCGCGTGCGGCTGATACGTCGATTGCGTCTAGGTCAGCGTCGGGAGCATCATCATCGTCTCTCATGCGTGCAGTCTATCGTCCGAGCCGGGAAGCGTGTCAAGCCTAGATTGCAAGGAGTGAACAGTCGTATACCATTCCGGTGGTGTCAACGGTATGGTCGGACGGGGTGCCGCGCTTTACAAATCTTTGACAAATCTTTGACACGCAGGACGCCGTATAAAGCCCGATCGCGCGCCGGCTGAGGGTATGGCTACCCCAGCACGCGATGCCCACCGCCACGGGCCGCTAGCACTGCCGGACTGCCAAGCTAGGCAACCGTTGCCTACTGCAAATCTTGCAGCGCACTTCCTGCCCGCCGTGCCGCCCGATGCCAGTATTTATTTACATTTATTTTACCATCAAATCCGCTAACTTGGCACGATATAAGTCCCAACTATTTGTCGACTTGGCACGGTATAAGCATAGCCACGACTTGGCACGATTTATGTCCCTGTTACGGTGTATCACACTAAATCACAAACTGTCATTAAGCACCGTTATCCCAACAAAAAAAACATCGCGTAACTCGCTGATATACAGCGCTTTGCGAACGTGTCCGATTAAATGCGCATAAATGTTTTGACTCTATGCGGGAAATCGTCGATAGTAATCGCATTGGCAGGGATGGTCCCGCTGATGAAAGGAAAGAAAGTATGGTAGTAGTTACGAGACACAAGGCACTGGTCGCGCTCCTCGTGGAGCGTGGACTAGTCCCGGAGGGGACTCCGGTTCTGGAGCACGCGACGGCTCTCGACGTTCGCGGGCAGGACGTGATCGGTGTCCTGCCGCTCTCGCTCGCTGCGGAGTGCCGCAGCGTAACCGAGGTTCCGCTGAACCTCACCCCGGCTGACCGGGGGAAGGAATTAGACCTTCCCCGCCTCCGGGAAATAGCAGGTGACGCGGTCACGTACCGCGTCACCAAGGAGGTCGCATGATAGCGACCTCCCGGAACAAACAGTTCATCGCAGCCCTGCGCATCGTGCGCAAGGCTGCGATCTTCCGCGTCGCCTTCGCGACGCTGCGCGACGACAGCCTTGAAGTCGTCGCGCAGTTCCCGGTCGTGATGACCGGGGAAAAGGTGCGTCATCCGATGACGCGCCAGCAGGCACTGAAGAGCCTGCTCTTTGGGCGTGTATATCACGCCCGCGAAATGGGGGTCGTATGATTACGACCTCAAAAAACAGCGCAGGTGACATCACCTGCGCTGAAGGCCGGGTCTCGATCACGATACCCGGAAAAGTGACGAGCGCGAGGCTCGTCGAAAAGCTCCGCGCGGCCCGCGCGGACTTCTCGGGCCGCGAGTGCGACCCGCATGACGGCTGGATCGCGGCCCGATCCAGCGAAAGCCGCCGTGTCGAGCGGCTCCTCCGAGCCGTACTCGCCGCTCGGGGGATCAACGATCCCTTGGGCGAAGACGCCGACGAGATCGCGCGGCTCGACAGAATCGCGCGGATTGCAGAATGGAACCGATGAACAGGTTGACTATTTCGAGAAAGACCGCGCGAGATTTTACGAAGGTGCGAAGGAATACGACGCCTTGATCGCGTTCATGGCCAACGAACTGGGAAAATAACACAGCCGAAACGCCGAGAGGCGTCTGCGGGAGATAACCACCCCGCACCGATGAGGCAGGTTGCCGAAACATATGAACACACTGAAAACCATTTGGCGCGTAGTAATCGCGCTGGTGATGATACCGATTGTCATCTACACGGAGGCGCGCCTGTGGCGCGAAGATAACCATGACTGAAATCAAACTAACATTAGGAAGTATCCGTGCTGCGAACCCATGCAGCAACGCATGGGAAGCCAAGGCACTCGCGTATCTGCATGAGTCATGGAACGACACCCGCGAGGTGACGTTCGCGGACATCGTGGCATCGTGCGGGCTGGACGCGGCGCTGTTCTGCCTGCGCTGCCTGCCGGAGTCAGAGCAATGGCGGTCGCGGCTGTTTGCGCGTTGGTGCGCACTGTCGGTCATCCATCTTTGGGATGCACCCGAAGTAGTAAAAGATTATCTATCCGGCGGCGGGGAAAGTCTTCGGGCGGCGGCAGGGGCGGCGGCAGGGGCGGCGGCAGCGGCGGCGGCAAGGGCGGCAGGAGAGGCGGGCGCGGCCGGGGCGTCAGGGGCGGGCTCGGCGGCATGGC